TTTCACGGCGTTGGAACGGAGGAAGGCGGGTGTAGGTTGCATCGCCAAGACCACAAGCGTTGTCTCCATCACGGTTCATGTTGATGTCAAAGGAGATGGACTTCACAAGGTTAGAAGCGGTAGAATCACCGTTAAAGAAAACCTTTGCATCAGCGAAGTAAAGAGGGTCGTTGGTGTTGAACGAAGGACTGGATGCACCAATGGTGGCAAGTGCGCTTTCTGCCTTGCCCATAAAGGAAGCAGAAATCATAGCGTATTCGTTGATGTTTGCGCTCACGGACATGCTATCAACAGCAACGCCCGTGTAGGTGTGTTCCTTTTCTTCACGGCCAACAAGCATCGTAAATGAGCGGTCTGTTCCGGCTTCGGTGAAGGTGTGGGTGTAGGTTGGGCTTGAACCAGACACCGTGTCAGTTGGGAAAAGTCCAGTCAAAACCGTTCCCAAAAAGTTGTCGGCAAGCATAGCCATGTTGATGTCGCCTTCGGAAAACTCCTTGCCCGTGTTGGACTTGGCGGTTCCGTATCGGCTCATGTCTGTGCGTTGCATGACATCGTAAGTGTGTTTGATTGATTCGTCGTCAACTTCTCCGAAAACATACCCCGAAGTTGGGTCTGTTCCGTAGGTGCTTTCTTTGACAATTCCGACATATCGGTTGTTGAATCCGCTCATGGTATCACCTTCTCGGTGTTTAGACTACCAATGGGTTGATATTTAAGCGTTTCATCGGTGTCGCATATTCAAACGACGCATGTAGGTCAATGTTAGCAAGTGTGTGCAAATTGTGACCTCGTCATCCATGCGAGATTGCAGTTCTAAATCGTATTCAAAAAGACTGTCGGTAGTACCGTTCAAACCTGTGGTCGTATATAACTCATCAAAGCATTCTCCCACGATGTTGAGTCCCAAACGATATGCGTCCTCATAGGTTGTTCCACGAGTAGTGACATAGATGAGAACATCGTATTCTTGGTCAATGCGACCACCACCAAGGGCGGCAAAGGTTGGCGAGCCAAGACCACGCAACAGGACATGAATAAAGGGTGGAATACTACGGGAAAGCATTTCTTGTGAGATGTCGTAGCCGTATCGGATTGAGCCAGCATCAAGGTGTGTCTTGAGATGCGCCCTACGACTGTTGCGTAGGTTTTCAACGATGGATAGGCCCATGCGAAGCAGGGTGTCGGTAGCCAAGTCGGAGGGAGCCAACTCAAGCGGAGAAAAAGCACCCATGTCGGTTGCATATACCGAGGCCCACTTGATGTTTCCGCTGTTGTTTCCCCAAGCGATGTTTCGGCTTGAGCCGGATGCGCCAGCAACCGACAGATAAACCGTTTGTGCGTCGTCATCCTCAATCATTTCACGGAGATACAAAATTGCGTTGCCCGAAGCATCAAGCGTCAATCGGAGAGCAAGGGGGACAGGGTTCTCTTCGGCCATCAATGGGTCAAGGTCAATGCTGGTGACTGTCGTTGCACCTACCAATTTTATTTTTGTCCCAAAAGCCTTTACATCTACTTTCTTCGTTCCGTTGTCAAGAGACATCAACACTTCGTCATCGTTTGGTGTGCCTGTGTATTGTAATACCGTAAAAAGCGTATAAGCGTTGGTTGTGGGCGTCACATTGTATCGGGCGTCGGTGACTACCCAATACTTATCCACTTCGCTTGCGCCGCTTCCTGTGGCCGAAAATGCGGTATTGTTCTCACCGGTAGGGGATGTCGGGTCTTCACCGTTTAAGCGGTGATTCCAAAATTGTTCTGTCGTTGCTATTGCCATGCTCAAAACTCCAATCGTCTCTCAACTTCGCTTTTAATTCTACGGTTAAAGAAGTTGGCGGCATGAGAAATGTATTCGGTTCCTTGAATCCCTCTAAAAAATGCTTTCCCTGTTCCTTTACCAGCATACCAAGGACTGTTGCCGTGTTTTGTCATAATTTGACGACTGTGTTCTGCGGCTTTTTCGGACTTCCAAGAAAACATTCTTGGGTTAATACCTTCTTCAACGGCTTGACCAATGTTGAATGTGCCACCATTGTCGTCGGAACTCGTATGAACACCAACGCCGATTTCACCACGAATATGCGGCCCACGGCTACCGAACATGGCTTCCAATGTGATTTCGTCACCACGGATTTCCGCTTTTCTTTCCGACCCTTTAGTGTAATCCAAAGAGTCAGCAACTTTTTTTGCCTGTGGGGTTTGATATGTCAAGGAACGAAGGTATCTATCCGTTTCTCTTTTTGTTTGGTCAAAAGCCCTTCCCGAACCTTCAAACATGGCTTTTGCGATAACTTTTTCAGCATCCTTCATAGCCATGTTAAACTCTCGTGTATCAACACGAATACGAGTTGAACCACCACCGCCGCTTGCGGTTTTTGTCATTTCGTTGATGTGTAGTCCACGCATCAGTCCACGCTCCCCAAGTGGGCCAGCCGCTTGAGGTTCATGTAGCCCCGCTCTCGCAGGTTGTTGCCTCGGATTGTTCCGTCTTTGCTGGCCGTTTGAAACACGGACTCGTCTTCAAGATAATAAGCGGCGGCGATGTCAGCGCAAATCTCACGCAGAACATGGGCAAACTCACCTTCTTGCACAGTCACACCCGAAGCATGACTGAAAGAAATGCCGGTGACTCCTGTAAGGTCATTGGAGGATTTGCCAGTCCATTTAAAAGAGTCCCCATCTACATTTCCGTTTCCAGCAGTTGTAAATGGCGAGGCATCGGTTAGTGTAATTGTAGTTGCACCTGCGCTGATAGCACCGTTAAGCGTTGTTTCAGCGATGTGGTCGCTTGGAACATCACGCCCATAATCACGGAAGGTTTGGTCAATGTCAATGGTTGCACGACGAATTACGCTGGTTAGTCGGTTTGATGCCCGTGTGCGCTGTGCGCTGTCAAGAGCAAGGCGGGAGCCAACATCAGCCGTAGTGCAATAGTAGACCATCACATCACACCCTGCACATCAACACCAAGGGAAGCAAACAAAGCAATAGCGGCATACTTGAGATACTTTGCCATAGTGGATAACTCAAGAACCGCTTGTTCAAGCAAACGGGTTCTTTCTTCCAATGAGTCTATCCTGTCGTGAGGGTTCATTCCTCTTCGCCTTCCAACTTGTCAATTGTTTCTTTGACCTTATCAACCACTTCGTCAGCGACATCAAGGACTTCATCAAGTGTGATTTTGCCATCGGCTTTCATCTCCTTCCACTTTCCAAGCAACCACTTGCCAGCGGCGGCAAGCACCAGTAAGTCAATCAAAATGGCGGTTCCGATGAGTAGTATTGTTTCAATGTCCATGTTTTCAGTCTCCTTTGTAAAGCACTTCTTTTGCGGCAGATAGTGGGATAACTGTAAAATGACGCGTTTCGCCTATCCGATAAACCTTGTAGCCATGAGGTGTCTCTTCAATGTTCACATTGGTGTAGCACCTTTCGGGAGGTTGATACACAATTTTTCCCTTTCTTTTGTCACTCATATTTAACTCTCCAAAAATGCTTTAATTTCATCGGAACTCCATACTGGTAATCCAGAAGGCCAGTTTGAACCTAAATGATATTGCCCCCTAAAGTAATTAAAGCATGTATCGTCATCCATAAACGACCAATCTTCATCGGGGAATCTTGTTTCTAATTTTTCTTTTATTGTTGTCATCAAGCATCACCTAATCTAATTACTTTTACTGATGTTCGGTAGTCGTTATATGAGGCGAGGTAATACCCACACCCATTAAGATAAGCGGAAAAATAAATGTTTACTGCCGAACCGCCGGTTCTAATTTTTGCTGTTGTTTGGTGATTGTATTTTACCTGCACACCATTTATTCTAAATACTTCTCTCGTAGTAGCATAGCGTCTATCCCCACTATTGTTTGTTGATATTTCAACAAAAGAATCAATGTTGGCGGCATTTGTTCCGTGTCCGAAAATATCAGTCGAAAACCATACATCGTAAATGCCATTAGCGGCTAAAGTAAGGTAGCCATCGGAGTGTAATACAATACTTGTATGGTCGCTTGCTGTGGTGGCCGCAGTCCAAAAATTTGTATCGGCTAAATCCGCAACCCATCTTGTGTTGCTGTTAAAGTCGTTGCTTGAGGATGTTGAAGGGTTGTGATTAACCATGCGGTATTCAGCAAATTCCAATGCACTACCTCCACCACCTGCGGGTGGTGCAACAAGTGGATTTGCTACCGTCCCATTCCCTATGACGGTGACTCCATCAACGGCAACCGTTTGTAAAGCGGTATTTGCGGTTGCCCCTTGAGCCGCAGTAGCGTAGTCTGCTGAATTGAATGCTTTGACTTGAGCAAGGTTAGTGACTTCACTATCCATTAACGCACCTGCGGCTGTGACATTGGCGGCATCGGTCACATCTGCTGATGTCTCTATACCATCCAACTTTGTTTTGTCGGCACCCGACATAGAACCGGCGGCACTTGTGGTGGCGGCACTTATACCAATCGTACCCGTACCTGTGATTGTACCGCCTGTGATGGGTGCTGTGGTTGCTACACTTGTGACTGTTCCACTACCACCTCCGCCGCTAACTTCGCTTGAGCCGAGATACAACTTGTTGCTGTCGGTGCTGTTTAACCATAGCGTGTTTGCGGTGACGCCGCCGGGATTGCTGGATTGTGGGTTTAACTCAAGCCCTGTGGGGTCAATTAGCCCGTCTACATCTAATTTTCCCGTAATGTGAAAATCACCGTTGACTTTTGGTATTGGCCCCGATGCGTTTCGTGGACTTCGGTAGATACCGGGGGAGATTTGACTAAACGACCATGTCCCTCTAATTTTTGGTGTTTTGATTGAGCGAATGTCTGCCCCTTGAGAAACTGAATCTACTGGGCCTTTCAAAACCACACCATCACCAATTTCAAACTCTTCAACAGAAATGTAAGTGTTGTCGCTCATCAAGCATTTGTGTCCGGCTGTGTTTGCCTTTAAAATAATTTTGCGATAAAAAGCATTTGTAAAACCAGTAGGCATACCGCTTGCACCAGCAGTAGGAATGTAGAAACCACCAACGGTTGCTGTGTATTCAGCAGTTGAAAGCCCGAAGTTAATACTGGTGCTTGTAATGATAAACTCTTCAAAAGAAAATACCTTTATTCTATCGTTGTCTACTAAATCACCATCCGGAGCAAACTCGGCTGGTGTGACCAACGAAAAAGAATCAAAGGATGCTTTACCGCTGTTAGAGGTAGGTACAACATAGTCGGGTGCGAATTTGCCTGTTTGTAGTCTAACGATTGGGTGTGCGCCATCGTCAAACTTTGTTATGGGTGTAGACGAACCAATCATGTTTATTGTGATACCTGTTGCCGTTCCTCCGTCAATCAAAAGAAATCGCTCATTGTATGTCTTGTAAGAACCAAAAAAGTTAGGAGAAGAACCGTGTTGGAAATCTATGGAATCAGCACCGCCCCCAACAGCGATAGTTCCTCCTAAAAACATACCTTTGATACGGGGCTTTTGCGTTAAAATTAACTGATGTATGAAATTAGTTTCAAGAATCATCTCATCAACAGAAAGAGTTGTTCCTCCGGGTGTAGCAATATCCCACGAACAATTTTGTGTTGCAGCGGCATCAAAAATGACAACATCACCTGCGGCTGGTGAACCGTTAGGAAGCCAGTTTGCGGCTGTGCTTGCGCTTGTGGAGGCCGCACCAACCCATTGATAATTTGTCATGCTTAGAGCCTCGTCTTGGTTTGGTTAAACTTTACAGCCGTTCCGCCAACCTCCGAGACAAGAGCAAGCATTTCTTCTCCACGCTTCATGAATCCCCGCATCTGTGCGGTTAATCGTATGTCTTGCTGTTTTCGCTCATTCTCGTTGACATAGGAAGGAATTGTATCAATCATAACCTGTAAGCAATCAGCACATACCAATGCTTTGATTGCTGATTCTTTTTGCGCTGTTGTGACGACATTCGTTGAATCTTCTGCAAGGAACGCATTGTTGCGAGCAGATTTGTTGACCTGTTCTGTTCTCATACTGATATACTCAGTAATTGTGGCTTCGTTCAAGCCCTGTGGCCTGTTGAGTAAATCGCGAATGTTGTCAGTTGTGACACTCATTCTTCTTCACCGAAATGATTTAGAGGCCATTTGTCGTTAAAGTCTTTGGGGACATCAATAACTTCAACGCCTTCGGGGGCGACTGGTGTCCGTCCGAGAACGAAAACTAATTTTGTCTCAATAATTTCTTTAGCCATGCGGCTATCGGGAATCCAAACTGTGTCTTTGCTTGTTATCAAAGAAACCGGACTGTTTGGTTTTCGGGAAGCGGGTTTAGCCAAACGAACAAGCCATCCATTTCGGGACAACCAATGTTCGGCTCGGTGACGAAGGTCTGCGACTTTTGCTCCTTTGGGAATGAAAATGCCTTTTTTGTTGAGTTGTTTTACTAATTTTGCTCGCTCGCTCATTCCTTCTTCTCCTTCTTTGCTCTACTTTTCTTTGCGGGGGCTTTGGCTTTGGCCTTTTTTACAAGAACATAGCCTTTGGCTTTATCATCCCAACGACGAAGGTCGCCGTTTTTGTCCGTCCATTCTTCAATCATGAAGAATCACCGAATCAGTTTCCTTCAATGTATTTAATGAAGATGCGAATTTTACCAGCAGTAAGGTTGGCAACGGCGATTGTTATAGCGACAGGGGTAGGAGTCGCCATTTTCAAAGGAAGGTCGTTGCTTCCTCCAAACACAGCATCCAAGGTCAAAGAAGCCTTGCCGGTAGCGGATTTGAAAGCATCGGTGTTTCCAACCAATCCAAAGGCAACCGTAGCGGAGCCACCGGAGGTGACAGCCGTTTCAATCTCAATGTGAGAAGAAATAACGATTGCTTTATCGGGTAGGTTGACAGGCGCGCCTGTGGCATCGTTAAGAGGAATGGTAGCCTGTGCGCCACCATCAATAGAGAAATCATACACGGCTTCCAAGTATTTGTCAGCCGCACCATCGGTCTTTGCGTTGGTCACCGCGTCGTCTGCGATGTCAGCCGTAGCAACACCGCCATTGACGATGTATTTTGACTCTACAAAGTCTTGGAATTTGCGGTTTTGTGCCAAAAAAACCACCTCAAATGACGCCTGTAATCTTGGCAATTCGGTTTGAGGTTCCAGCCGCCGCACCGTCTTGATGTTGGTGGATGACGCTTCCCATGTAGCCAGTCAAGAGCCAGTCAAAGCCAACTCCGGGGAGACGGGTCAACTCAGTTTCTTGGTAGCCAGCACCGTTGTAGGTGAAAAACTCAGCCGTTTCAGCACCGGGAATCAGCAAGAGAGCATCGTCCTCAATTGCACCCGAAACATCGGATGGTAGGAGGGACTTTCCGCCCGTAAAGTCTCGTGTGTAGTAAATCGTCATGTTGGCGATTCGCTTCATGTGGTCAGCGAGGCTTTCCACCACATTTCCGTAGAGTTGCGTGTTGAGCAAAGCACTTCGGGTTGAGGCAGGGAGGATAAGAGCCATTGGCTCGTCGCCCGACACACGGCCATTGGCGAAAACCTTGTCCATGGTTGCGAGCAAGTCCTTCTCTTCATCAGCAGATGCGGAGCCGAAGGTTGCAGTAGCGGCTTGGGTTTGTCCAGCACCGCCATGAAGGGTGGATAGAATGTTGTTGTCTATCACATCGGCTCGGCCACGGACGATAGCAAGTTGCTGTCGGTCAATGTTCTCAAAGGATTCACCACGAAGGCGAACCGTGTCAAGGAAAACACAGCGACCTTGTCCCTTCTGCAACTTCACGGTGTAGTTGCTGGTTCCAATCTTGGTAGGGTCAACGGTTGCGGCATCATCCAATGGGTAAGAGAAGGTTCCTTGGACTCCGGTGTACCACTTAAACTCAAGCCAAGGGACGGTTCGGGTTCCAACAACTTGTGTTCCAATGGCAATCCGGGTGGATTGAAGTTGAATGAAGTCTCGGAGAGTCTGTTCAAGGACAGCATCGCCAGTCCCAAAGGGGCCAGCGGCGGCGGAAGCGTTCATAATTTCGTGTAGCGATTTGTTCATTTTTTCACATCCTTTTTTTATCAAGCAGTTGCACATTGACTGGTGTTCACGGGAATAAGAAGTCCGGCAGTACCAACAACTTCTCCTTCACCGACATAGACTCCAACCAACTTATCGGAGCCAGCAGTTCCGCCAACTCGTCCAGCACCCTTGAGGTACACGAGTTGTCCGGTGGTGTAAGTTTCTGCGAGGGCGGCAACCATGTGGACTCCGCCCATTGGGAAGTAAGACACCGTAGCACCCGTGGTTTCAAGCACGAGGTCGGCATCTCGGCTGGATTCGCCAGCGGAGACGCCCAAAGGCACATCCGTTGCGGCTCCGAGTTGAACCTTGTTTGCTGTTCCGTCTTTTGCGAGAAGAATACCGACACCGCTAACGGTGTTTGCATCTTTCAAAATTGCGTTTCGTGGGTCGTTTCCTGTAAATGCTACCATTTTTGTTCACCTCAAAGTTCGTTGTATTTTGGAGCGCGAATACGCTCATCGTTGTTCTCCGACCCGGAAAGGGTCTTGTTCCAAGCACCGGCCCATGCGTTCCATGCTTGAGAGTAGAGAGATTGTGGGGTTTCAACCATTTTTCCATTGAGGTAGTTTGCGACAACAGCCTCGGAAGAAGGTTCGGAGGAAGGGGCCTCGGAAGCAACGGCGGGTTCTGCTGGCTTCATCTCAACAACAGGTTCAGCAGGGTGGGATGCTTCCCACGATGCGATGATTGATTCAAGAGTTTCGGAGGAAAGGTCATCATGACCCTTCATACCAAGTTCGGTTGCGGCTTCCACAAGGGACAAGCGGGCTTCTTCGTGTTTTGCGGCTTCCATAGCGCGCATGTTTTCAAGTTCTGCTCGTGCAAGAACAAGTTCGGCTTGAAGTGCCTCCATCTCGCTTGCTTGAGCGTTTTCTTCAACGATATGTTCTTCGGACATGATGTTGTTCCCCTTTCGGTAATCTTGCCAAGATGCGGTTTGACTTATCAAGGTTTCTTCCACACTTGCTGTTCGTTTTGCCCTTGGATGTCCTTTGGGTAGTAAGTCATTGTCTTGCTTGTAGTTGGGGTTAGAAGGCCGACCATTCCGTAGTAGGTATAGGAAAGCGTTGACTCTTGCGATGCCCCAACCGTTCCTTGACATGTTAGGGGCATGGCTTGTGGAGAAAGCACCAGCACCACGACGGAAAACAGTAAGAAGTGCGCCCATGGATGCTCGGCTTCCCTTCTTTTTCTTATTGTGTTCCGACATTTTGTTGCTAATGGTTTTGCGAGTTGCGGGAGAAACAACAATTGACTTATTGGGTTTCTTGGCCGAGCCGGGTGGGTTTTTCTTTGAACCTCGTCGTCGCTCATTTGGTTTAGCAGGGGTTTTGCGGGGGTCATTTTTGCCGGGACGACCGTGTTGACCACCGTGTTTTGCCTCCACATTTTCTTCCATCTTAGTTGCCGTTTCAATGTTTGCTCGTGGATATGCTGGCTTGTGAACGATTGCGAGATGGTCAAAGGTAAAGTCCATGTCAAAGACCATACCCTTTTCATTTGCAGAAATGGGAACACCGTAGCCGCCAATTGACACACCGTATTCGGGCTTTAACCACATACCGGACTCCAAAGCCTCAAACAATTCGCTTCGTTGGACATGGGCAACATATCGGACATCATATCCGTCTTTGCCTTTGTCATCCAACTCAGCCGATGCAACAATTCCGACATTGGCTTCGTTGACGCCACCATCGGTATTGCGCTCAAACCCAACGGCTTTCGCCTTGGGGTGATTAAGAGTTAAGTCTGCTCCAAACATTTGTTTGACGGCGGCTTCTGCGCCACGCTTTGTCAAAGCCCACTTGTTTTTGTTGAAACCTTCATGGAAAGCAACACCTTTTATTTCCATAATAGTATTGCCAGTAGATGCTTCTACTGTTGCGCTGATGGATTCAACAGAAATCTCCATGGTGACATTGATAGGTTGGCAAGAGCCAGCAACCATTTCTTCACCAACGGGACATTCTGCGGCCATGCCTTTCTTTTTCTTTTCATCATCTGTGTGATAGGACGCCATTTTTTCTTTGTCCATATGATAAGCAACCTTTTCTTCTTCATCATCTGTGCCGTAGCCAGCCTCTTTGTCGCTAACCATCTTGGGTTCAACATCACGACCGCTGTTTTTGCTCATGTATTCTTCATGGGTTTTACCGGG